AGCTACCTGTTCTTCACTCATGCGTCGTTTCCTCTAGTAGTTTATCCCAATCGAGCAACATAGATTGAATAAACAGCACCACCGTCCGCTGCCCTTCACGGTAGGCTGTATCCGTAGGCTCAGTGCTAAACACTGTCCCATGAATATGAAAACGCTTTTGTAGGTCTTCCAGTACGCGCTGACCTTCTTCTGAATTAAAGACGAGTTGATATGCTTCGCGTGTTGCGCGAATGTCTTGTTCTTGCATTGTTTACTCCACTGCGTCTGCGGCTCTAAGTGCAGGCGCGGCCTGTCCAGCCGCCTCCATGAACTGCTGGGCCTGTTGGTTTTCCATCGCTTGTTGTTGTTGCGCTTGCCGTTGCTCGCGGATTGCGTTGACTTCATCTTCACCACGAATTGTGGTGGCTGGGACTGCAAGCATCCGCAACAAATACTTCGACATACCGTCGATGTCGATGTAGTCCATTGAAGATGGGTCAATCTGTGATAGCGGCGTAAACAATTCAATCATTCGCAACGCGGATTGGATGTCGCCTTGCTTCTGAGCCTTCGCAAGCGGTGAGACGTATTCGATTTCAATGTCGCTCTCGCGCATAAAGTCTGGCGCAGGATTGAACGCCTTGCTCCGAACCATTATGTTATATACCCGTTGAATCATCGGCTGAAGCAACTCGGCTTGTAATCGGCCTAACACTGGACCAAGCAAGCGCATCTTTTCTTCAGTGCGTTGTACAACCTCGGTTGCAGTCATCTGTGGGCCTTGGCTCATAATCAACTGATCCACATAAAACGCAGCCTGAATTGCCTCGCGTCTTTGGTTCTCCATGTTCATGCCCAATGGATTGTTTGCGCCAATGTTCAGTGGCTCTAAACGATCCCGCGTCCCCGCACGATAGAAATTAAGACCACCAGGCACGGTTCTAATTGGGAGCATGAAACCGTCATCAGGTACGAGTAACGGCGGATCAACTTGTTTCTGCGCTGCACGGATTGTGACCTCACTCATCTTGTTGAGCATTTTGATGTCTGGCAGTGCAGTCATTGCAGGTGACCGCCCATAACCCACTTCAAAGCTAGCCTTCAAGAAACGCGGAGCAACATACGGGAACTCGTCAAAGCCCGACTCGCTCAGTACAGTCTTAGTGCGCGGGTCAAGGTACACAGACGCAAATGGCTTGTTCTGTGCATTGACCTTGGTGACATCGCGCTCACTGCGCTTAAATACAGCATGGATCAATTCAACCATGTCGTATGGATTGGCTTCGATCTGCTTGAGCATCTTGCTGTCAAGTTTCTCTTCGCCAAAGCGCATCAGTACTGCGCGGCCTGGCATCTTGAACTTGCGGAACACTGTGTCGACGCGGCCCTTGTCGTCTTCAGATAGAAAGCACTCAGAAATGTGGCGTGTCGAAAAACGCATACCGACATCTTGGTCTTGCTCAATGAACATGACTCCAGTGCCGAATGTAATTAGGTCGTGATAAAGCTCATGGATTTGCTCTTGGAAGTTTGACCGAGCAAACGCAAGGTACATATCGTCTTCAACAGACTCTAGCCATTCTTTTGCTTCGTCGTTCTTATCGAGGTCACGATCACGGAATCTGAGAGAGAACCAGCGTGTACTGGCATTGGTGAGCATCCCGTGCAATGAGGCTGACATCAACTCAGCCGCCTTGATTGCAGTCGAGTCAAAGATTAACTCAGTGCGCTTGTCGCCATCGGTGCGCTTCTTGGTAACATCGGCCTTACGCGGCACGACATAATCAGCGATTTCTTGCCAGTGGGATTCCCAAACCTGACGCTGTGAGTACAACGACGCATAGCGTCGCATCAAATCCGAGGCGAGTTTGTCAGCCATCTTACTGTCCTAATAGCATTTTGCGTTCTGTACGGGCAGTTGTTGTAACGCCGCGCCCACCAGTTTGCATCCCAGCCGCACGACGACGACGAGTCTGTTGTGTGTTCGCCCTTGCTTGGTCTTCGCCACCTAGAGAGACCGCAGTTTTTGGTGCGGTCTTTGGTTCGGTCACTGGAGCAACGGGTGTCGCTGGTGTTGGTGCTGGTGCTGCTGGTGCTTTAGGGACGATGCCTGCTTCCTGTAAAACCCTGCCGGGTAGCTTCGTCACTTGCTTGATCGGTTTTGCCATGTCTATCTCCATTCGTGAGGCAACTGTAAAAACGCCTCATCTTCTTCGTTCATGTAACCGCCCACGCGGAGCAGTAGCTCTCGATTCGTATTCTCAACCACCACAGTATTGCAGCCAAGAATCCACATTAGGTTCAAAACACTGTTGACGATTGTACGTGAAAAGAACCGTTTGCGATAATTTGGGAGTACCAGTAAGTGCAACGAATATCGCTCAATGCTTTCTTCCAACCGGTAGAACCAACAATAGCCCGCTAGGACATCGCTCTCTGTATCCACAATCGACAATATAAACGCATTATCAAGAATGTCGCGGTGAGCATGACGATGCGGATACTGAGTCTCCTCCATAATCTCATCAAGAGATTCCCGCGCTTCTGGCTGCTCATCAATCACTGGCCTTAGCACGACGCTTCCCTTTCAGTAGGCTACGACTTGTATCTGTGTCATCTTCTGACATTACGCCACGCGGCCCCGTTTTGATAGTCTGCTGTCGGCCTACACGCCTTGGATCACTCAGGCGTTCTTTCAACTTGCTCTCCTGTAGGCGCACAGGTTCAGCCGGTTTTACAGGTGCGGGTGGTGGTGGCGGGGGTGGTGGCGCAATAGTCGGTGCTTTCGGCATCAAAAAACCCATGATTACATCCTCATTGAAAGCGGGTTGTAGCTGGAGTCTGCCACGGCTTGTGGCGGCCTTCCGTCAAAAGATCGTGATTCTTTAAGGCCCACTGCAAGGTATCTGAAAGCATCTGCTGCGTGAGATGACCAGTCGTGTACCGGTGAGGCTCTGAAGCTCCGAGACTTTTCATTGTACGCTCGATGATATTGTCGTAAGCATTCAAGGCCGTGTTTGCAGTTTGCATGGTCAAACCAGCAGCGCGGGATAAGTAACTGTGCTGCATGGATACCATCTTCCAAAGGTAGCTTGGGTACGACGCGGAAATTGATTCCCATGTCCCATGCGACTTCCCGTCTGGATTTCCCAGAACCGAGTTCACGAACCTCGATGTCATGGGGTGCATTGTGTGTACCATACAAATATCCTTTCTGCTGAAGGACACCTGCATAATGCGGTAAACCTTCGTTGCGATTTTCGTAAAAGTCTATCACATGGATGGATCGCCCAATAGTTTGGGTAAACCAGATTGACGTACTATCGCCCACACCTAAATCCCACCAGGTATCTACTCTAGCACTTGGGTCGTGAGGGACTTCCGTGATGCGCCCCTTTTCCTGAATCTCCTGAAGCTCTTTTGCAAAAATGGCCCCAGGCACATTCGCAACCCAAGAACACTCAAACTCCTGCTCAAACTGGTCATGGCTCATCATCGCCCGTGCCGCCTCAAGTTCCTCTTCGTCAAGGATTCCTGTCTGGCTTGCCTTATAGACCTGAGTAAACCAATCCTTTTGGTTACTGGCGTTCTCATACAGCTCGTAAAAGGCGTTATGACCACGGGGTGTACCGATGAACAAGGCCCAGCCCTTTCTGTCCGATAGAGCTGGTCTGATGATCTCTGGGAACAATGATTCAGGCATGTCCGCCATCTCATCGAGCACAGCACCATCGAGATAGATACCACGCAAGCTATCAGGGTTCTCTGAACCAAGTAACTGAATACGGCTACCGTTTGGTAGGTCAGCCCTCAGCTCAGTCTCATGGAAGCGCACCATCGGTATCTTACCGGCAAACTGCTTCAGGTAATCCCATGCAACAGCCTTAGCTTGGCGATAGGTGGGTGCGATATACGCATAGCGAGGATTCGTCTTGTCGGAGAGTATAGCGTCTCTCAGTAGGTGGTTAATCGCCATCACAGTCTTGCCAAAACGACGATGACAAACAACAACGCCCCAACGATGCGATTGCAATGAGTTATGAAGCTCAAGCTGCAATGGTCTTGGTTGATATGGAATGTGTATCTCAGTCATGTCTCAGTCTCAGAATGTCAGACACTCCAGTCTAGGCTTGTTATATATATACACACATGCGCCCACATGCGCGGGAGGGGTGGGGTCGCGCCTAGCAAATTGCATCGCATCGAATCGCGCAACGCCTTGTTGTGCTTGGCTTTCGTACGCGCGAGCACTGACGGGATGGATGCCTTGGATATATCTCAACCCCTCTCACCCGTAACCCTCTTCGCATTGCTCCCGTGCTTAACCACATGATGCGCATGCATAAACAACGCATGGAGCTCCGCTATTGCATCAGAATCAAACGGCTTCTCGCCT